AAATAATATAACTGGTAAAAACTTATCTGTACTAATACCAGCAGTAGGTAAAGCATAAACTAATGGCAGTTACCAAAGTAGATATTGCCAGTAGAGCATTAATAATGATAGGAGCTAATCCTATCTCATCATTTACAGATGGTACAACTGAATCCCTTGTAGTAAATACAATCTATGAAGAAATAGTAGAATCTACTCTTACAAGAGCTAGATGGCGTTTTGCTACAGGACAACAACAATTATCATTCTTAACTGATACACCAGCTGGTAGATTTGAATATGCATATCAACTACCAACTAGTCCACAACTATTACAGATATTAGCTATTACAGTTAATGACCAACCAATACCTTATTCAAGATATGAAGATAAAATTTATATGAATAGTTATGGTAATGAGAGTACAGTCATCATGGATTATATATTTAGACAAGATGAATCATTATTTCCACCCTATTTTAGATTAGCTTTAGAACTAAAGTTAGCCAGTATATTTGCTGGTTCAATAGCTAGAGATTCTGCTCTAGTAAATGAGTTTGACCAACAAGCAGAAAGACAACTACTTATAGCTAAAAATATTGATGCACAAGAAACAACAACTAAGAGATTGTCAACTAATAGATTTATTAGCAATAGAAGGAGTAGTAGAAGTGGAATTGTTTCCTAATGCCAAGAAAAGTCAGACAGGTATATACTAACTTCTCAGCTGGAGAACTTAACTCAAATTTAAACGCAAGAACAGATGCTAGAGCTTACTTTGAAGGAGCAAAGCAATGTCGTAACTGGTTCTTACTTGATGAAGGTGGCGTTATGCGTAGACCAGCAACACAGTTTACTACAGCTCTTGTAGGTGAAACTAGAATCATACCATTTATATTTAGTAATGATGAAGTAGCTATATTTGCTTTTTCTAATAACAGATTAGATGTTTTTAATTCTAGTGGTACTGCAATACAAAGTAATATTACTAGTAATTGTAACTGGACTACATCTCAACTATTTGAATTAAACTTTGCACAGTTTGCAGATACTGTGTTTTTAACACATAGAGATAATCCTATAAGAAAAATAAAAAGAACATCAGCTAGTACATTTGAAGTTTCTGCTTATACTTTTGAAGAAGATACTACTGTAAGTGCTGGTGGTATAAATAAAACTACTGCACCTTTTTTTAAATATGCAGATGGTACTACAACACTAACACCTAGTGGTACTACTGGTAGTATTACATTAACTGCTTCTACAGATACCTTTGTATCTGCTCATAATGGTACATACATACAATTAGGTGATACACCAAAACAATTAAAGATTACTGGATTTACATCTGCTACACAAGTTACTGCTCAAGTATTAGAAGAATTACCTAATACAGATGCAGATGCAGATTGGGCAGAAGAACTTATATCTGCTGTAAGAGGATTCCCACAAGCTGTATCTTTTCACGATAATAGATTATGGTTTGGTGGTGTAAGAGATAGACCTTCAGCTGTTGTAGCTAGTCAAATAGGTGGATATTTTAATTTTGATCTTGGTACTGGATTAGCGAGTGAAGCAATCAATGTTGCTATTGCTGGTGATAAAGTTAATGAAATTAGACATTTTGTATCTTCTAGAAATTTACAAATCTTTACAGATGCTGGGGAATATTACATACCTACAAGTGGTAATACTGCTGCTGTAACGCCAAGTAATATAACATTTCTTAGACAAACACCTTATGGTTGCAATAGAGCAGCTCCTGTACCTTTTGATGGTGCTACACTATTTACACAAAAAAATGGTAAAGCTGTAAGAGAGTTTGTATTTAGTGATTTAGAACAAGCATATAAATCTACTGCTGTATCTGTATTATCTTCACAGCTAATAGATGCACCTAAACAAATATCTATGTTAACTGGTAACAATGAAAGACCTGAACAATTTGCTTTTTTTCTTAATAGTGGTAGTAACGAAAATGGTAAGATAGGTGTATTTCATAGTATTAGAGATGAAAAGATAGCTGGTTGGACTATGTGGGAAACTAAGTCAGGAGATGAATTTCATTCTATAACAGCTTTAAATCAAGATTTATTTGTAGTAAGCAAGAGAGTTTTACCATCTGGTACTAAATATCTATTAGAAAAGTTTAGTGATACAGACAATGTAACATTAGATTGTTCTACAACAACTACTGTATTTCAGAAAGGAACACCCCTTGTTAATGGTGGATCTCAATCAGGTAGTGTTTTAAATGTAGATGGTTTTACAACTGCACCAGCAATACAAGAAACTTTTACCATAGCTGGTAATGCAACTGAATATACTATAACTGCTGTTACAGCAACAAGTTCAGGACATACCCTGACCTTGAATAAAACATTAGCTGCAACACCAGCTGATAATGCTGCAATCACAATAGTAGATGGATTTATACATACAGTTAACGCTGTTTACGAAAATACTACACAAGTAAATGCTGTATTTGGTAATGGTTCTTTAGGCTTATATACAGTAGATTCTAACAATAGAATTACATTAAATAATGCACCTTTTCCTACAGGAGTTAGAGTAGGATTTAATTTTACACCAATATTAGAAACTATGCCTATTGATAAAGAAATAGAAAGTGGACCATTGACAGGACACCCAAGAAGGATTAATAAGGCTATAGTAGATATTTCTGAGGGATTAGACATAACCATGAAAGCAGCAGATTTAAGTTCTAAAGAATTAATAATACAACAAGTAGATTTTACAGCTAATACTGATTTACAGTCAGTCACAGGAAAAAAAGAGTTTAACTTCTTAGGATATAGTAAATCACCAACAATAACAATTTCACAAAACGATCCTTTACCTCTTAAAGTATTAGGACTAGCTATGGAGATACAATTCGCATAATGGGAGCAGTATTATCCTCTTCTTCTCTATTTTTATTAAGTGCTGGTGTATCTGCAATAGGTACAATATCTAGTATTAGGGCGCAACAAGCAGCACTACAAAGAGAAAACAAAAGAATAGAACAAGAAAGACTTGCAGCTAAGTTAAAAGCATTAGAAGAAGAAAATGCTAGAACTATTGCATTTAATAATGATTTAGCAAACAATTTAGCATTTCAATCTGTAGCTGGTTACTATGATGATTCTATGAGTTTTACTAATATTAACAAACAAGCCAAACAGAATATGTTAAAAGACATAGGTAACATTAGACTTGCTGGTAAATCTGTAGATGTAAAATATGACCAGATGAGATTGGAAAATAAATTTAAGTCACAGGATTTAACATTTGGAGGATATACTTCTGTATTAGCTGGACTAACAACTGGTTATGCAAACTATAAATATTTTAAAACTTAATGGCATTAACAAAAGGTAATAGACAAAATATAACTACAGTAACATCTGTACAAAGTCGTATGGGCGTTGTACCTACATATGCTGGTAGTGGCTTAGCAAATGCAGCTGAAGCTATAGGAGATACACTAACTGGTTTTGCTAAAAGACAAGCAACTATAGAAGAAGAAAAATACAAAGCACAGTTTGAAATAGATACTACAAAATATCTAACAGAACTAGCTAGAGAACACCCTCTAGAACCTGAAACCTTTACAAATAAAGCAGAGAGTTACATAAATACTATAGTAGAAAAAGCTCCACCAAGATTTAAAACTTATTCTGAAAAATATTCTAAACTTATGGCAGCCAGAGAAGGTGATGCTATATACAATAGGTGGTACAATAAGAACCAACAAGATTCTATAAAAATATTCACAGATGGTATAGATGTTTTTATAGACCATGAATTATCTACAATATCACAATTAAATAATGAAGAGTTTGATAAATACTGGATAGAACAATTACTACCTAACTTAGAAAATAAAATGATTTCTTATAATAATTTATATGAAAGTTTAGATCCTCAATATTCTGGTTCATTATCTTTACCTGATGTTTTTATGCAAGATGTAAAACTTAAATTTGAAAAAGCAAGAATATTTCAAAAAAGTAATAACATATTAGCACTTGCTAATGCACAAGATGTAGCAGAGTTTGGTGCTGGTCAAGTTCCTTATGGTACTGGTAAAAGTAATTTAGAAAAAGCACAAGCATATCTTATTAACACATTAATACCAGATTATATAAAAAATGCTGATGCTGATGACGGTATAGATGGTTTTTCTACATTAACAAATAGTACAAAAGGTGAGAGAGAAGAAATAGCAAATGATCTTGGTACTTACATAACTAATAATGTTTTACAATATGAAACAACACAAAAAGGTATAGACGAAGTACAAAAAGTAAATATTAAAACTAATTACAATCTTATGATGGACGAAATACAATCATTTCAAAATGAATACGCATTTAAAAATCCATCTGAACTTATTGGTATGGGTTTTGATGCAACACAAATAAAAGAAATAAATGATGCTTTAACACTTAATAGAGCTATTGTAGCAATATCAGCTAACTTAGATGATGGATTTAATATAGATCTTCATACTAATAATATTATGAATTATATAAACAATCAAAGTGGTGGTGATACAGATTATGAATATGCAGATGTAAAAAAAGCAGTAGTAGATTATCATATACTAAAAACTGTTTATGCAGAATCATATGCACAAAATGGATTTTTTAGTAATGAAGAAACTATGGCAAATATAGATTTAAGTTATGACATTAGAAATAATCAACCTAGTGAGCAACTAAACAGAGTAATAGAGTTTGCATCAACATATGGAGTAATGCCTGACATATTACAAAACTTTATAGATAGTGCTAGTGGATTAAACTATAAAGACGAAGTAGATAGACGATTGATTGCAGAAATAGCTGGTACAGTATATACCCTATCACAAAGAAGTGGTTTTAATATGATAGATGTAAATGGTCATAATATAATGCCTTTACTAGATTTACATGAAAAGATTAGCAACTTACCTAAAGATGCAAGAGTGTCACAAGAAACTGCATATGAATATTATTTTTCTTTAATGCAAAAAACACCTAACAATGTTAGTGAAATAAATGATCGTATTAATGAAGTATTATTAGGAGCAGATGGTGAAGATGATGATATCTTAATTAAAGAATTATTTGCAGAAGAAATACTAAAACGACAAGATATGTACGAAATATTTGGTTTAAAAATGGGTGCTGGTATGGGTGGTATAAATTTAAGTGATGATAAACTACAACAAGAATTACAATTTGTTGTATCTAAACATTATGATACTTTACTACTATACTTAAATTCTAGATATTTAAATCCTTATGAAGTAACAAGAAGTAATCTAAAAAAGAATATAGATGTTGCAATGAAATTATTTTTAAATGATATGAGAAATCAAAATGGATATGCGTTTGAATAATGGCTTTAGTACAATACCCTATATATAACACTTATAATCATTTATCTAAAGATCAAATAAATTATGATGCTGTAGATACTATTATGAGAAGAATCAATATGATGTCAGATTCTGAAAGAAACGAAATGGGATTAACAGATGAATTTTTACAATCTAATAAATTATATCAATACATAGAAGATGGTAGAATTAAATTTACTTACGATAGAAGATCAACAAAACATAAACCTACATATCATATACATATAGATGTAGCTGGTGATGGTATGTTTAGTAATTTAAGTAATCCTAATAGTCCTGATGCAAGTTTTATGCCTGAAGGACAACTAGATAAATTTCACCCAACTAAAAAAAGTGTAATACAAAAACAAGCATACGATAATTTATATAATAAAATTAGAGCAGATAATGCCCAGATAAGAAATATTCCAGCATTAGATGGTGCTGCAAGAGAGTTTTTTGGTTTTCTTATGAATATAGGAAACCTTAGAAAAGAAGGACTACAAGGTATAGAAAATATAATTAACGAAACACCAGCAATAAGCAACATCTACAAATTCTTTTTTGGTCAAGATGTAGATTTTAATGTAGATACTTTTCAAGAGTTAGGTGAACAAGCACAATATGAAAGTATGATACTAGAACAAACACAACAACTTTATGGTGATGAATCTAGAGCTGCAAAATATTCAGGTGTATTCCAATTTGATAAAGATAGTAAAATGTTAGAAGTAGATAATATATTCCTAAATGTTATAGGAAAACATGAAGGTGGGTTTTATGCAACAGTATATGATCCTACATACAGAGGTGATAAAACTCCAAGTGAATTAGGAGGAGTAGAAAATGTTTCTGAAGATTCTTTAATATCAAAAGATTTATACGAATATACTACAAGTGATAAAGGTGATCCTACTATTGGTTATGGTTTTTCTATAAATCCAAATACTGCTGGTGGTAAAAGAAATATTAAATTATTAGAAGATATGGGATATGACATAAACAAGCTAACTAGAGGTGAAGAAAAACTTAAGATGATTGATGGTCAGCGTATGTTTATGCAAATTGTAGATCAAACATTAAAAGAAGTAGAAACACTAATTGGTATGGATCTAAGAGGTAATAGAAATGCTTTACTATCTGTAGTATTAGTAGATTTAGCATATTTATCTGGTACTGGTAAAACAAGTTTTATTGGACCAAGATTTAGAAAAGCACTTAGTAACTATATGAAAACTGGTGATAAAAAATATATAGGTGCATTTCAATCATATGATGGATCTGATAAAGCAGTTAAAGGTAAAACATTAGCTGGATATGAACCTACATTATTAAACGAATTATATAATGATGGTAAAATGCAGAAAGACATAGGTATGGGTGGTAACTATACAAGATTCGAATATCTATCAGGTTTACTAAATGCATGGTCACAAGGATCTATGATAGACTTTCCAGCATTAAGTATAGAAGATAGGTTTGCTCCATAATGGGTGAAGTTACTGCTTATGATGGTAAAAGATACGACTACTATGATGATATAGTTAAACCTAGAAGTTTCTTTGATAATCTAGGTACAACTACAAAGAACATAGGTAAAGGTTTTTTAGACGAGAACCTAATTGCAATAGGTGCAAAAAAAATAATAGAAGCAGCTATACATGATAATCCTGAACATGAAGTAAATAATAGATATAATATATATCGAGATCCACAATTTTTTGGTTATGAAGAAATAATACCTAATTTTTTACACGCCAAAAACTCAGAACACGCTAGACAACTATTTCAAGAATTTAAACAAAATGTTAAAAATGGCTATGGTAGTCCAGCATATATAGCTGGTAGAATACTTGGTGGTTTTACAGATATAACAAGTTTATTTATGTTTACTAAAGCTGGTAATGTATTGCTTAGTGGTAATAAACTATCACAAATAGCTAAGTTTGGTGGTGTACTAGGTGCTGAAGAATTAACAAAACAAGTTTTACATGACAATAGAACAGTTAGAGAAGGTATGATTATAACTGCTGCTGGATTTATAGTACCAGCTATTTTTCCAACTGCTAGAGCTGGTGGTAAAAAATTTGATAAATATGCAAATATGTATGATGAAGCAGATAATATAGCTTCTGATTCTGCTGGTGCTATGAGAAATCCAAAAACTAAGAAAAAGTTTGAAGAAGATTATCAAGCAGAAAATCAAATACAACCAACTGGATTAGGTGTTTTTGGTGAAAAGGGTCCTTTCAATCCTGTATTTAGAGTACTAAAAAATGGCACAAGTAATGCCCAAGAGTTTATAGAAAAAGTATTAGAACTACCTTTACTACAAGTTAAGAACTTTAAAAATATTGCAACTAATCCTAGTATAGAAAGATCAGTTAAAAAAAGATATCAAGATGTGTATATTGTAGAAAAACAAATAGATACATTGTATGATGAATATACCAGATCTATGGGATTAGAATTCAAAGGTAAAATAGAAAAACATATTAAACAAACATTTAACAGAGGTCAAAATATGCTATCTAAAAAAGAATTTAGACAGCAAGTATTTATGTATAGAATGGGTTACCTTGATGATGCTAATGAGTTTGTTAAAAGAGCATCTAGTGTATTAGATAAAAACTTCTATAAAAAGTTAGGTCAGGAATATATTGATCTACAAATACCTCTAAACTGGCACAAACAGTATCTTAAAAAAGTAGATGCTATTATAGCTAACTTAACAAGCGTTGTTGCTAGACGACCAAATTCTACAAGAGCCGCTGATAATTTAGCTAAATTTACAGGGATTAGAAATAAATTACAAAAACGAATTAAGATGTATGAATCATTT